ATGTGAACTTTGGGAAAATAATCCAGAATGTTTATATTGTAGAGAGGAACAAGAAAAGAGGCTTAGAAAGAGGAACCCTCTTAATATAAATGAATAAATCAGATATATTATTAAATTCTATAAATACATTTTACACAAATTCTGAAAATAGAAGTACACTAAAAGAATTACTAGATAAGAGTGGTGGCATATCACTTCGAAATTTGGAATGGTTCATAACAAATTATTCTAAAAGGAATAACTTATCATATACTACGAATGATGGTAAACTATTTAGTGTCCATTGTGCCTATAAGTCTAGTTTAGATGGGTATAGTAAAAAACTTTTTGATCCATTTTGTAGATCTCAAAAAATTATTTATACCGTTCCCGAATCACATGATAAAATTCATACGACTGTAGCACAGCTGAATTTTATCCGGTGGTGTATTAAGAATAATATTGTGGAGTATATACGAGATCATAAACATATACTATCTAATAAGCAAGCGACATAAATCCACCTTCGAATGTATACGTTTGATACCCAACGTAATATAAATTGACGACGTAAGTCTTAGTTAACCCCGTTTTTAAATTAATCTCTAGTACCGTTCTTTCCGACTTTAACTGACTGAAATCCAAACTTCCCGATGGCTCCACATTAATCGGATTCATCGCGAAGGAATATGTGTATATATTTCTCTCCGTTCGCGACAACCTATTATTATAAGGAACAACGTATTTATAATACGTATGATCCACATTTGGTAAATTTGGTAAATCTTCGCCGTTAATGAAAATTTTAGCGCTATCGATGATAGGATAATTATGTGTATCTATGGGAATCCCGGTTGCGTTAAATAAAGTGGTCGTAGAAAAATTGTACCTGTTGTGCATGTTAGCGGCTGCCTGGTCAGCCAGTTGAGTTCCACCTCCAGATATTGTTTCATTCTCGTAGTCTTTGTCACGTAAAAACCAGAATAAGGTTTTCACGGGTATATTTGGAACGAGTTGTAATCTGACTACTTTACTACCTACTTCCGTTTCTTCTACGGGGTGGCGTTTGACTATATCCGTCACGAAAATTTGTTTTCGCTTTGATAAAAATATACGTTCTTCATCAGATACGGTCATTTCTTCAGTTATAAGATCAAAAGTATTCAGTGTTATATCATCTGGACTAGAATTTGTAAAAAACGTTTTTGGGCGAAACTTTATTTCAAACTCTATTTTTTGTTTGTGTACCGCACACGTTGGAAAGTATGGTCTGTTAGGTTTGTTAGAATCGTATTCGTCTCCTTCGTATTTTCTAGAAAAAAATAAAGGTATTGGAATTAATATATCCGAATCTTTCCGATCAAGTGCGTCATGGTTTAATATGGACGTATCTTCGGCAAGATTTCTATTTATAAGAAAACGTTTTGTACGTTTTTCAGATGCGTCTAAATACATCTGATCATAAATAATACCCCAATCGTCATAATACGTTTCGACTTCCAACTCGTCTACACGCATTACAACAGATTTAATTAAATGTCTCCCTAATTGATCTGCCAACCAAAAACTACCACTCGCTAATCCGGGAAATTTAACAGAAATATACATATTACTCAAAAGATCTCCCATATTACGAGGGTTTAACGTGACCTTTATAGATTCACCGAAAGGCCAATTACTTTGCGCGTCGTTAGGTTTAGAAATGGTAGTCGATCTATGAAACTTTGTAAAATTTGAATGTCTATCGTATGAATATTTAAAAGGTGAATATCTAGGATCATCATTTAGTAGGTACGTATCCTGTTTCCCAATAGCATTGAGAGATAGGGTGGCGCCTGGATCGGGTCCCTGCACGTCCATACTTATCTATTGTCTACAATTTTTTAATATCAGTTTCCCACATTTCAAAATAACCAGTAGCTTCAATTAAGCAAACTTCTTCTCTGAGTTTGTTCCATTCACCGAATAGAGCGGCGACTCTCTCCTCCGTGTATTCGATGGTCTTAATGTGTAAAAGGTAATCGTACGAATTGTCAACCATCGGAAACACTCGACTGATTTCATTTTCTAGATCTTGCTTTTTCCGTTTAAATACAACTATATCACCATCGATTACCATCTTAACAAAGCGCGCTCGATGAGAACAGAGTTCAGCCTTCTTCTTGGTCGTGTCGATGAGATGTGCCTTACGTTTCTTGTAATACTCCATACGAAGTTTAATAAAATCAACCAAAATTTGTTCAGGTGAATCGTATTTACAGATACCCTTTGTGGGATGAAACAAATGCATATTTGAGCATCTGATAGTCTTTTGCAGTTTGAGATCCTTAACAGCGTCTTTACCGTTATAATCTTGTATGATAAAATCGACATTCTCAGTTGTACTGTTATTTGTGAAACCACTGATGATTTTCTTTTCAACGAGGGTATCGAGATGTTCCTTATAATCTTGGGTCCATCGACCCGGGGGGAGATCTGTTACCTTGACCGTCCTCCCAATACTTTTCCATACACCTTGCGCGATCCATGAATCATCATCCTGTTCTAAGATAGACCCCTGAAACCCTCGAAACCAGGGTTTCATTTTTTTCATATCTCTACCATTTGTGAAATTCAAAATATTTGCCTTGATATCTTCTGGGTTAAACGGTGGTATGTAGCAAGAAAACCCCGTTCCAATTCCTTCAGTTCCATTAACAAGTATCATAGGTAGAACAGGCATATAATGCTCGGGCTCAATCGAACGCCCGTCATCGTCAAGGTATGTGAGTATCGCGTCATCCTTTTGATCGAATATATTTCGAGTTTCCTTCGACAACTTCGTAAAGATATAACGGGTCTGAGATGCGTCTTTGCCTCCCATAAGTCGTGTCCCAAACTGACCACAAGGCTCTAGGAGATTGATATTGTTGGAGCCCGTGTAGTCGTTTGCCAGTTTGACAATGGTGTCGGCCAAACTTACTTCACCGTGATGGTAAGCAGACTTTTCAGCTACGTAAGCGGCGAGTTGCGCAACCTTCATTTCATCCTTCAAATTCTTTTGAAAACAAGAATACATAACCTTTCGTTGAGATGGTTTGAGTCCATCTGCCATGTGTGCGATAGAACGTTTCAAATCAGCCAATGAGAAGTTTACCAGATCCTTGTGAATAAAGTCTGTAATTTCCAACTGCTTTATCTTACCATAAGGTACCTCAAGATCTTTCGCTTCTTTCGCTGTACTTTCAAGAAGCCACGTCTTACGATCGTCAGCCTTCTTTTTATCGAACGCGAGTACCACAGAATCATCCGTCATCACATCCACGTTAAATTTAACGGTGAGATCTTGGATAATTCTGAAATATTCTCGAGCCTCTGCAGAAGTTGAGGTACCTAGACCCTTATAGTATTTGATCCGCCAACCCGGCTGACCATCCCCGTACCATGTACGGAATGAAGAATCTGTGTAGAACGATTTGGTCTGAGAAGCTTTTGTGGCTTTAATGATCGGCGTGACCATTGAAACAACAAACCCCAACTTGAGGAGACTGGGCCAAAACGCGTGAATCATATTGAGAATTAGACCCTTGATATGCGAGCCATCATTATCCGCGTCAGTCATGATCATTAAACGTCCGTATCGAAGCTCAGAAACATCAGTGTATTCCTTGCCTTGCTGGAGACCAAGGATCTTCTTCAGGTCATTGAATTCCTGATTAGAAGTCAACTGCGCGACGGAGGCATCTCGGACATTCTTACACTTTCCACGAAGTGGGAATACTCCGTAGTGATCACGACCAACCACAGAGAGACCCGCAACTGCTAGAGTCTTTGCTGAGTCGCCCTCTGTGACTATGAGTGTACACTTTCCAGATTGAACCGTACCAGCCTTGTTTGCGTCGTCGAGTTTGGGAATGCCGGTAATTTTACTCTTACGAGCCCCACCATCGGTCTTTGCGAGTTCCTTCATTTCCTTAAACTTTGACAAGGCTGTGAGTTCATCCGAAACGCCCGTCTTCAAAACGTTTTTTACGAAGGTTTTAGGCATCTCAAACTTAGAGCCAAAGTCTTGTGCCTTGAGTGTACACTCAGACTTGACCTGACTCGAGAAAGTGGGGTTCTCGAGGGTTGTTTTCACAAAGATAGAGAAAGTGTTTTTGACCTGTTGAGGCTTGAGTTTAATTTTTTTTGCCATCTCTTCGATGATCCCCGCAGCGACCAGTGAGGCAG